AGCGAAATATTATCATTAACGTCATCAACACTAAAATCATATAAAAGACTACCTTGTTCCTGTTCGCCAAAGATATTAGTGCCAGCCGATTCATCTTCAAGTTTTACATGATCTTCAAAACGTTCTGATCTGTTGAAAGCTTTCAGACGATGACTGTTTAATAAAAATTTACCAGATGTATCTGTTGACACAAACACTCCTGATTCCAATTCGATGCCCTCATCAATAGGAGCATCCATGTCATCAATTTCCATACTGATTTGATACACATCAACTTCAAGTGCCTCAGTAAGTATCTCTCCAACTTCGAAACTTTCAAGTTCAATTCCATTACCTTCTTCAGAAATTCCATCTATCAGAAATCCAGAACCCAATTCATCATTGACTTTATATAATTGGTTGACAGGGCCATGATCAGGTCTGCCAGGTTCAACAATATCATTATCTTCTAATGTTATACCATCATTACTTGTTGAAGCAGTTTCTCCTGTCAATCTATTAGTAGGAGTAGAATCAACTGTTAGTGTTTTAGAAACAGAATCATATGATACAACTGAACCTGTGTGTGTTTGTAATGTGTTTCCAACTCCAAAAGAACCAACAACATCTTTAAGAATTAGATTAGTATTTGCCACAACGCCTGGCTCTGTTGCATATTTAAATCCAGAATCAGTAACTTCAATTTCAGAAATAGCACCAATGTCTTTTGTTAATAGAACTAGTTCAGCGTCTTGACCATTTACTGTTGAAATTGTTGCAGTTGGTAACTTAGTATAACCAGACCCACCATCAATCAAATAAATCCTATTAATTTCACCAGCTTCATTACTACCTAAAGTTTCTGTTTCTAAAATTATACCATCTGTATCTGTGCTATAAGCATCTTTAGTAAGTGATACCTCATTAGAAATAATTAAATCGCCAAGTTCTGATTCAGTATTACTATCTGTTTCATTATCCATGCCAGTTGCTGGATTACCAGATTCTAATCGTAGTGAATATCCATCATCTAAACTTAATGTATCTGTAAAAAATAAATTATATAAAGTATCTGAATAAGTATCTTGAGATTTTTGTACAAGATTAGATGGAGCCCAAAATACTGTGTCTGGATATTGTTCAAAGACAAAAAATTCTGCTTTACCAGTATCAAGGTTTTTTGCCCCTGCTCTTTGTTCTGTAAGATATAAAGGATAATAATAACTTTCTGTATTACCATATCGTCTATCTGTTCCAAGAACTGAATATGGTTCGCCGGTAATACTTGATGGCAGTGATGTTCCATTTAATAAAATTTTATCTGATACAAGAGATGTAATAGTTCCACTCTCTTGTACAATAACTTCTGGTGCTTCACTTGTTGCATCTTCAGTCGAAAGTCTACCACCCGTGACAGAAACAAAAGCTCTAGCAGAATTAACATTAGTATCACTAGTATTATTTGTAAATTTTATTCCATCACCAACATTATATTGTTGTCCAGTAACATCAATAACGATATCACTTATCGATCCTGTTGTTGTTTGACTAACTTTTGCTTCAGCCTTACCATTTCCAATAGATGGGTCTAAAGTTATTGAATCGCCTGGACTGTAAAGAATACCACCAAAATTATCAGTTGTTACATTTAGTACAATATTTTGAATAGTGAATTGCATAGTAGTATCTTTAGAGGTAGATACTCCAGATATAACTTCTGATGCAGTAAAACCAGAACCTGTAATGCTGTCTTCTCTAAGAGTAAATTCTACAACAGAATCCGTTCCTTGATTAAACTGTGATACTGAAATAATCTGAGCAGATGTTCCAGATGAGGCACCAGTAACAATTTGACCAGTCATCTCATTTGGAATTGCCCCGCCAGAATCAGAAGTACATCTAATAGCAAGAGGATTAGACCAATTTCCATCACTTAGTCTCATCATATACTTTGCTGGATATGTAATGATTGCTTCTTGACCAAGGAACACTCTGAAGAAAAGTTTGTGTCCTTCTGAAGTTCCCTTTGCTGCGTACATATCTCTAATCTGTTTAATTAGATTTCGTTTAGATACTCCACTTGCAAGAGAAGTTGGTATTGATTCCATAAAAGAATTTCTAAACGCTGAAAGGAAATGATCAACGGTATTATCTGGACTAGCATATTCTAACAGTTGTTGAATATTTTGTACAGGGTTTGCACGATATTTTTTTAGAGTTGATGTAGCACTACTTGTACCACCTGTAATAGTTTCACCTTCAATAAATCTTTGGTTTGCAGTTATAAACAGCTGTTCATTATCATCGACCAAAATTTTAGCAGTAGCTTTACTTGTCGTTCCAGTGATTGTTTCCCCTACAACAAATTTTCCAGTTGTTCCACTACCACTTTCAAAGATAATTTTATCTGCACCATTAGAACCTGATATATCTGTTGCATCTAAAACCACAAAACTTGGTGTTAATGTTTCTAATAAAACTTGATCAATATTTCCATCAATAGTTATCTGTGCAGATTCTAAAAATTTATAATATTGCTTTAAAAACTCAACAAATATAGGATGATCAGCTTGAATATGGTCAGGAACCTGACCATCTATAAGAGGTGAAATTTTTGTTGGTAATGCACTATCGAAAGGGGCCATAGATTTAGTAACTCGTTCCTGTTGCGTTTACTGTTGCCGAAGGAGCAGAGAATGCAGCAGCACCTCCTTCATCTCCGACAGCAATAGTATCGACTGCACCTGTTACCTTGGTGTTAATTGTATCAATTTCTAATATTTGATTTCTTACTGAAACAATATCATTTGATCTTGGAACAACAACAATACGAATGCGAGTGGAAACTGTTCCATCAACGTTAGAAATTGCAGTTATAACAATATTTTTAATATTAATAGAACCAGTAGTATAGTTAATTGTTCCAGCTGTTAAATTAGTATAGTTTCTAACTGCACCTGTCAAATAATACAGTCTAAGATTTCCGCTTCCGTCATCATCAAAAAATTGTTCTAATGTAGAATATTCTCCAGATACATAAAAACCTGTTGAGGTAAGTATACCACCATCATCTGAATTGTGACCAATGTGAGGATTGTATAATGCATTGTTTAAATAAAGGTTATATGATTTTGTTTCCAATAGTTTTGGAGAAAAGTATTGAGCAAGTCTAGGAGTAACTGAACTGCTTGTAATTGAATTGTCAGTATTATCAATTACTCGCAACAATTTAGAATGACGTAATACAGCATCAAATTTAACCAATTCTGTTGAATTATAATTTGCAATAACGCTTACTACTTCATTAACCAAAGTATCTTTTGTTTTAACAGTTTTTGAAGAATCGTATTTAAAATCACATGTTAATAAAATGTAAAGGAAATCTGGATCAACTATTACAGGAGATATTGATGCAACAGTATATTTTCCAAGTTGACTTACTAAACCACTTTTTTCAACTGGAGTTAAGTTTGTTCCAAGATTATTTCTTACGGAAATAAATACCTTACCATATTCTGGTGTTGAAACAACCCCAAGACTAGAATCAAATGAACCATTTTCTCCACCAAACACTTGAATTGCTGTAGCAGTAGGATATAGTTTTTGAACAAATACTTTATAGTCATTTGTTGTAACACATCGACCTTGAGATGCGTAATCTAAAGGAGCAGATAATTTTATCGATTGAATACTTTCAGCTATAACACCACCAATCGCAGGTTCAGTTGTTGTCGTTGTTACATTAACAACTGTATTAATTGCGCCAGAATTTGTGAAAGCAAATGCACCATTTGCTTCTGCAATATTAGTGACTACATATCTTAATATAATAATATTACCATCACTAGGTTTTTTACTAACAACTCCATCACCAAAATACACTTCAAACTGACCACCCTCAACTTCTTGTAAGAAATATACTGGACTATTACCAGTTAGTTGTGTAATATCAGTAGCTTTAGTGTAAGTAACTGTAGTTGTATCTGAAGAAGAATTTTGAACTTGAACTAAAAGTGTAGTTGTGTCTGCTTTATTAGAATTTAGTAAAAATCTTTGATTAATATTTGAGCTATCAACTGTATATCTTCCAGTAATATATGTTCCTTCATAAATTGGAATATCTTGAAACAAAATTCCTGATCCTGTTTGAGAAGCACTAAAGTCAGAAACAGTTACGAATTGATATTCAATATTATCGATTGTAGTGGTAAACACTTGACCAGCATTCATTGTTGCTGTAGCTAAAGTAATGTCATTTAGAGAAACATTAACTTTTGCTCTTGGAGCTCTAACAGATCGTGTTTCATATCCTAAAGTATTAGCATGAGAAACCACACTAGACCTTAAAGCTGCACTGTCAATAAACATTTCGTTAGCCAACATGTTTGCATGGAAACCAAGGTAATGTGTATTATATGCAAGAACATCAAGCAAAGCACTAATTCCAGACCCCTCAAAATCATAATCAAGAAATTGATCTTGATTTTTAAGATATGTCTTCAAGTTATCTTTGACAGTATCAAAGTCTAAACCTGATATTTCTAATTTCTGATTATCAGCCACTACAATACCTCCAATAGCACATTTAGTTCAACAAGTTCCGTTGGAGCATCTGAAATTGTAAATCTTATAGTCATATCATATGCGTTTCGATCTAAGTCTGGACGAACCTCAACACTAACATTATTAACTCTAGGTTCATAACTTATAATTACATCTTTACAAGCTTGAGACATTGCAATAGAAGTTAGTGGACTTGCGTTCTCAAATAACAGTCCTCTAATTCCACAACCTATTTCTGGATGAAAAGGTTTCTCATAAAAATTTGTTAGAACCAAATTACGAACTGATCTCTTAACAGCAGTTACGTTGGTAAGAATATTAATATCCTTATCCCGTGATCTTTTGGTAAAAAACAAATCCAAGTCCCGATATTTTTGAACAAAAAATAGAGAATCATTTGTTGATTCAGAATCTACTAAAGCATCTAGGTCTTTGAAACTTGATGTTTTTTCTACTGTCGCCATTACTACTCCAAGGTGGTTTTTAGTATTTATAACGAATGTTAAAGAATAAAAATCACTTAACCAATTTCTATATACACCTACTAGTCATCTACTTCATCAGTTCCACTTACTTCATCAGTTCCACTAGTTCTTGCTGGAGATACAGGATGTGTATGATCAACTTTACCACCCTCTTTATCCACATAATGGTCTGAGTCAATTTTCTCTTTGAAATCTCCAACATAATGATAAGTTGCCGTATCAGTATGTTTAATTCCTGTTGTTCCAGAAATATTTGTATTGAGAGAAGAATTATATGTTTCTAACACAGCACCTGTAACGCTTTGTGTAAGTGTTCCTCCAATAACTTCATTTACATTACCATCAACTTGAATATTCCAATCACCTTTAATATAGGTGTTACAGTTGGAGTCGATTGTAAGGTTTGCAGTTCCTTTGATATTAACGTAATTAGAGCCTGCAATCACTTCGTAGTTATCACCCACCACTCTTGTTTGTTTATTTCCATCCGCATCAATTTCATAAAATGTTCCAACAGTATGATATTCATGAATACGCTCAGAACCAGGCGTATCATCATATTCTTTAATATGACCACTCTCTGATTCAAATACATGATTATATGGATACTTTGAACCATATCGTGGACGACTGTTTTTATTAGTATCAGTTGTAAGAGGTTCTTTCCAACTACTGTCAGAATTAGCGAGCAAAATGTCTTGGGTTGTATTATTATCCTTTGCGGTTAATACTCCATGATCACTACCTCTTGCAAGACGATTAGTATCTGGTTCACCAAATGTATGACCAGATGGCCTTGAAAAAACTCCTTCGCTGGTATCGATACCATTAACAAATCCACCTAGTGGATATGGGCCATAAGACTCTTTACCATAATCAGGACGAACTTTACTTGATATATCACCTTCTATCTTGCCACCGACATCTTCTAACCTATCAATAGGGTTAAAAGTTTCATCTCCATATGGCATTGCATAATCTTTACCGCCAGTAGAATTAATTTGAGTTGAATTTTTATGTCTAGGATCATTGAATCCTTTACTATAGGTTTCTTCACGCCCNCCAGAAGCTTCTGGTATGCCAGGCAGTGTTCCTATAATAACAGGTTGTTGATTGTCACCAACATCTCTCCAAAAACCACAGACCCATGACCCTTCTACAAGAAATGAAGGAGTCATACCCATACCATGCATGGCTGGGTCTGTTGTTGGATGCATGACATGTGCCCACGGCAGAGAGCTAGTAGGAATAGCAGAAAGATCGTCTGTGTGGTGCCCCAAACAGCGAACTCTAACTCTTCCTAGCTCTAATGGATCATTTCTATCTTCAACTACACCAATAAACCAGACAAATCCGTCTTTGCCCATGTAGTTTTTCAATTCTGCCATAAATATCTCCAATCTTATAGGAGTATTTAGACAATCATTTTAATGAATATCTGGATCACGACCCATACGTTTATATTCTGGCCTAACAAAATCGTATTCTATAATATCAATATATTTCTCACCAACGTCTTCCATATTTGCTAGGATGTCACAGGCTTCTTCATACGTCAAATAATCTTGAACTATTTTTACGACTTTATATTTTTTCATCTGATATTTATACTTTAAAGTCTTTTAGTATTTCCATTATTACCATAAACAGAACGCCATTGACCTAATCCACGGTTTTCTAACGTCTGAAGATGAGAAAATGGGTTCATTGTGAGGTTTCCTGCTACAACAATACGGTCTTCACCTATATGTTTTGGAACAGAATGATTAACCCAGCCAGGAAACATAACCATGAGGCCAGTTTTTGGAGACACTCTTTCGATACCTTTGCTAGGATGAATACACCTATCAAATATTAAAGGAGCAGACCCCTCTGGACAGTTGACATAGTAAACAAAACTCCAAAGGTGTGGCCAGTGATTGTGCATGATAGTGTAATCACCCTCTTTGTAGATTGCTCCCCAACAATCATACGGAATCATGTCGAGTTGGTGTGGATTATTCTCCGCAGCCAACTCCATTGCACGATTACACACCCACTGAAACCCTTTACTAGTATCTTGCATGAACCAATCAGACATGGAAGCTTTAACATTTGTCTTCCTATGTTGAGCGTCACCTAATTCTCGTATCTGTCGTTCAAGATTTTCATTCAAAGACATTTCTTGGTCTTCATGAACAAACTTGTTTGCAAAACCTTCCAGATCAAGAGTGATGATAGGAAATTTTTCAGAGAATTGTTTTGATAGTGGTGACCTATCAAACATAGTAGATGGTTTAAGTGTTTTGGCTAACGCTGCTAAACTCATTTTTTTGCTCCAATTGCTCCAGTGCTCTCTTATATACTTCCATTTTAATACCAATAACTTTCTCAAGTCGATTTATACGATTGCGTACTGACTTAGGAATACTTCGCATACCACCATTACGAACAGTAAATTTTTTACGAAGATGCATTAATTCAGCATTTAGTTCTGAAAGAGGAACTTTATGAAGTTTAATATCTTTTGGTGGTGTTCCATATGGAACTGCCATTTCTGCTTGAGTTTCAGGATTTTGAATCACACGACTTTCCTGTTTATTCCATCCAGATCGATCCATCTCANGATCATCCACATATTCAGTTGCTTCATAACTTAAAGATACAACTTCATCATCATCTTCCATGACATAACCATCTTCAATCGCTTTAGCAACAACTTTCTCTTGTTCTGTGCTTAGTGTTCTAACTTTCATTTAAAATGTCTCCTAATAGAATATATTCATTATGTTTTTGAACTTCAATTTCAAAGAATATGGAAGTCATATCCTTTTCCTTAACAGGTCGATATCCTTTAGTCTTTTTTGACCAATATTTAGGAACCTCATCCCATTTAATATCATCAAACTTGTCAGATTCAATGGTCTGAATCACACCTGACTTAATAGAGCCATAGACATCTTTAAATTTTACTGTTGTACCAATCATTTTGGTAATTTCTCCTGTTATAACTTATAGTTATTTTCTAAACATGGTAATACTACCCTGCTTAAACTTATGTGGTTCAACGATATCCATGCGATACTTATAGTCTTTGATCTTGCTAAGGATATTATTATTGTTGTTAGGTTCTCCACGAAAATAGGTAAAGTGAAATAATGCATACTCTTTTACCATTCCCCAATAGAAGTCTACAAAGAACTGATACTCTTCTGGCCCACCACAATCAAACCATACTAGATCATATGGTCCATTACTACGAACCTTGTCCACAGTAGAGAAGTCAGTGAAGTCTCCTTCAATAAATTCAACCAATGGTTCATTATCCAAAATATCTTTACGAGACTTTGCCCTTTCATAGTTTTCCTCAAGACTCTGATCATCAACAACCACAAACTTAGGATTATATGGAGCAGTAATGTAATTTTCATCACAATTAGAATCCCATAGTAGACCTTCAGAGTTACCCTTTAATCCTTCTAATAGAAAAGGTGTAGTATAACCCATACCAATTTCAAGAATTCGTTGAGGACGAGTCAAAGTAACAAGACTACGAAGAAACGGCGCTGCAGCTTCTGTGCCATAACCAGGCACATGCCAATTAGAATGTTCCATTACATAACCTCAAATGATACAGAAACCAAAGGATTACCTCTTTTACTGTTACACCAGTTTTCTGTTGTCGTTTCTACCTTGATGATTCTTTTTGTGTCTGGAACAATGCCAGGCATATCATAATCTTCTGCATACGATAAAAACTCTTCAAAGTATTCAATCGTTACTCTTTTGATCATCTTCTTCTTCATTTGTTTCTTCCCTTGTCCCATATTTAAATTCAGTTTCAGCTGCAATATTCAACTGATGCATAATATCCTCAGTGAAATACTTCTCAGGATCATTATTAATTGTCTTTGCGAAAGTTTTACTACCATCTGGTAATTCAATTCTCGTAGACACACTCTTAAAGATTTCATACTTGACAGCCAATTCAAGAAGACCATAGTATTTGTCAAGACCCTTATCATAGGTGAGTCGAACATCAACCATCTTATTTTCTTTAGTCAATCGACTCTTGTGGTTCTTGCAGTGAATAATGTTACCAATCACCTCAGTACCATCTTTCTCTTTCTTCTTACTCAGATAGACAATAGACGATGCTGCATACTTCAGACCGCTACCGCCACCCATTTCTTTCGTAGAAAATAGTCCCATACTCTCGTAAGTATGATTCGTAACCACCATCGGAACTTTCGCTCGGCCAGATTTAAGTGTCAGAACCCTAAACGCAGCTTTTAGCACTTGCGCTCGTGTCATATCCCGTGTCTCTTTACCATCTGTGGTATCTTCGACTTCCTTCGTAGTACTCAACATACCTAGAGAGTCTAAACAGACCATCATAGGTGGACGATCAGCCTCAGGTACTTCAAGATATGAGTCAAGTACTCGAATCGCCTGTGTGCGAAACTCTTGTACCGTAGTTACAGGCATCATTACCATACGCTTCGGATCAATGCCCCGATCCGTCACCATATTCTTAGTAATCGCACTTTCACTCTCGAAATAAATAACTCCTGCATTCGGATTGGAGTCAAGGAAGTTCTTAACCATACCCATAAGAAAGAATGTCTTTCCTGTGGCACTTTCACCGGCGAGAGCTGTGATCTTGTTACTGGGTAAACCTCCGTAAATACTTCCAGATAGAAGAGCATTGAATATATACGAACCTGTATCAATAAACCCTTCAACATCACCTGCCTCAACACCGTCAGCAACGATAGAGCCGTACTCATTCATCATTGACACCTTCTTTAAAAAATCATTCATATAATATTTCCTTTTACCTTAATTATACTAGAGTGTAACATAAAGTACCAGTTAAGTCAAGTACTTTTTTCAACTTTTTGGGGGGTGGCCCTTTTAAATATAGTGTAGATAAGAACCAACAATATACTTGGGAGTATTCACTGGTTGCATACCAGCATGAGGATGTGTCCATAAAGGTGGAAACATTAATACACTACCCTTTCTACAAGGTGAAACAAAATCATCATTAATAATAGTCTGTCCTGCCTCATTGTCTGTAAGATAAACAAAGAATACAAGAAACCTCTTTGCATTCTTATAATCAGTTACATCAACATGCTTGCGAAACTCATCAGTACCATTAGGAAGATACCGTTTAATTCTAGGTAACTCAAAACCATGCTTGTTCGGCCACATTGGATTAATATCTTCTTTATACTTTGATACACAAGGAAAGAGTAGGTTGAGCAATTCACCTGTTTCTTCTTGCCAAGAAGTCCTATGCCTACCCATATCAATCTGAGTGAAATCATATGAGCTAGAACTCTCACTCTGCCATTGATTCGAATTAGCTTCGAATTTGTTTACAATATTATCACAGAAGTCAGGGGGGATAACATTGTCATATACTCTAATATTATTATTCATTACGTTATTCCTTTCATAACAGTTGAGTAGCAGAAAATAGCTTTAAGACACCTTATTGCATTTATAGTTTAACAAATTACTTTAGTTTTTATAAGGCCCTTTTTTAAATTAAGGGGCCCCCCTCAATGGTTGACTAAAGGGTTGTGGGCCTCTCACCCACCCGCTGGTATCACCACACCAGTCCAGTGATAAAGGTGAAGGGGAGAGGAATCGAACCTCTCGTTAAGTATACGATGAATACTCTGCTTTGGTCATCATCCTTCAGCATTCACTTGCCATACCCTTCAAAAGAGAGAGTGTCGGTCCACTTAGCTATTCAGCAATTTACGAAAGACCATTCGTGACACTCTCCAAGTTTAACTCATACCTCCCAATACATTTTAGTGATAGGGCACCATTTAACTTCGATGTCAGTACCTTTTACGACCATCTCAGGTGCTCTAACATCCATTGTTAAAACAGTGTCCCAAGGAAAAGTTCTCTTCTCTTTAGAGGGCGCTAATGTAGTCATTTAGTAAACCTTTCAATAGTTCCAACAATATAACCTAACCAGTACTTGTAGCTTAACTTATAATTTTTCATAAGTCTTCTGGCTCCAATCCAGTATCACAAAGCAATCCTATAACCACTTGTTTATCTTTTTCTATCGCATATAGATCATCTTCTAGATACTGGATTTGCTTCCTAACTTTATCAAGACGCTTACTGGAATCGTCTAATTGAGAAAGAAGCTGTTTCTGTTCTGCTGTATAGATCATGTTAAATCCTTTTTACATGCTGCAGCGGTCAATCCAGCTTGCAGGTCATAGAGACAGACGAGCTCTTCAAAGTCAAGCTCCTCGAACTCAATTGCTTCGTCATCATGAGTAATATAATTACCATCTTTATCAAACATCTTAAATCCTCGAAAGACTAGCAGTGTCATGTGACCTAACAGGCGAATCCTGTTCCAGAAGTCTCTCTTCATTATCTTTATAGTACCACACACTATAGAGAATGTCAAGCATTATTTTCAATTATTATTCATTGATTTCTCTGGCCGGCAGTGAGCACATTCTTCATCTAACTCAGGGCCAGCATCAGTGGGCTCTCCACACATAGTACATACATAGAATTCTTCTGTATATGCTTCTTTAGAAACTCATTCTTATTCATCTCTTATATCCTCTATATGTCTTATCAACCATCTACAAGCTAACTATACCACTCTGTCAAGGGTTTGTCAAGGACTTTTTGTGTTTTTCTTTAATAATATTTGAGTATGTGTGGGAAAAGAGCTGAGAGTCTGAGGATAAAGTCTACATAAGCCTCATGTTTATTTTAGCCTTTTTAATGATTGGGTAAATTTGGGTTATTATGGGATTTCATGGGATATGTTATCCGCAAACCCCTCTAGCGTACCCTATCCCTCTGTCTTCTTCTTTACTCATATTATACTTAGGATAGTTTTCGCATGTTAATAAGAATTCTATGTGCGATATATGCTTACATTTACCACTAAAGTTAAATCCAAGGCATTCACATGTAAATCCTTTCTTATGCATCTCTACAGAGTATTCATTACCCTTACTACCTTCCACAAGCCATATGTAGTTTAAAAGGAAATGGTTCTTGGTGTTGATCTCTTTTGACTTATAGTATCGGGTCATATATGGCATCAATCACATCTGGTAGGAAAGGCCGCAACTTACGAGCAAGTGTTGGATATTTGAGTTTGCGTAGTGCTTTGGCTTCAATACCACGAATCCTTTCTCTTGTCACACAAAACTCTTGACCAATCTCTTCTAGCGTTTCGTCTTTGTTCAGTCCGATACCAAACCTCTTTCGTATCACACGTTCTTCACGAGCAGTTAGGTGGGATAGAACATAGGTAACACTTCTCTTGAGTTCAGATAGAAAAGCCTCTTCTTCTGGTGATTTTCCTGCATCTGACAGTGCATATGAATACTCTAAAGGAATAGTTTCTACACAGTTCTTATTGCCGTACACATCCAAATAATCTGATACCCTATTCTTCGCACCCTTATCATTTAGAACAGCATTGATTTTGCGATATCGTACTGGATCAGTCACTGAAAGACCATCCATATCCACACCCAAATTATTATATTTTCTCATAACGAATCATCCTCTCTCGATTATATTACCATTATACATGATGAAATAAGGTTTGTCAAGCAGTATTTTCAAATAATGTAAAGATAAAAAAATATTAGGTCTGCAATCGAAAATTTAAACTCATTCCAGAATTGGTATAATAATATGATTAAAACAAGGTTCTTACCTACATCTATTAAAAACTCAATGTCTTTCTGTTCATTAACAGCTTTTTGTAATATTTTGACTTCTTCGGCATGCTTTTGATTTTTGATCACATCCTTAATTGGAATCTTATTGTTGGCCGCCGCCAACCTTTCCATAATGAGTTTTCTATTTTTTATCATATACAGAGTATACAACATTATAATCATAATGTCAAGCAGTATTTTCAAATGTAAGGTCTGTAATGAATCCTAAATAGTCTTGACATTTCCTTATGTATGGAGTATACTGAGAGCATGAAAAGTTTTAAGCAAATATTGGTTGAAGATAAGGGCGGTAAGAACCTTCATCTTGAGCACCTTGAAGATGAGATATTGAACTATGGTGTAGATGGTGGTCGTGCGGCGATTAACTTTCTGCGTAGTTTGCGTG